TTCCATGTCTTTTTCTGAACCAAAAAATATAGTTCCTCCTCTAGCTTCTGTTTTTTTCATATTACCACTTTCCTATAGGACATTTTTCAGCTTTAAGATAGGTCTTAATAGCCATCTTGCATCCACACTTGGAGCATCTTTCTTGATAACTGTTGTAAAATTCACATCCTTTACATATAGCTAATCTACCATTAGCTTCAAACTCAGAAACGGATAAAGAATTACCCGCGGCTATACTTTTAATATTATTTAAAACACTAGCAGACAAATTTTTAGCCATCTCAACCACTGAAGGCATCTCTTGATTTTTTTCAGAAAGATGTGGATTAGATTGTAAATGTTTCTTTTTTATTTCTTTAAATCTATCCATTAATTGGTCTTTTGTCATATTAAATAATTACTATAAAGGAGCAATATCCTTTTTAAGAACTACACCGGCTGCATCAAAACGATTACACCATATATTATTTTTATATACCCCCTTAGAAAAGGAATGTACCACCCGAGTCAATAGCCATTGACCCAAAAGCTGATTATCAAAAGGATTTTGATCGTATTGATATCTTTCTAAATTAATAAATTTTCCTGGGGTTCTAAAAGTTAACCCCTTTGTTTCAAAGTATAAAGCATTTCCTAAAAATGTTACATCTTTAACCATTTCCATTAAACCTATATCATTGGGTGTATAAGAGAGTGGAGTGAAGATGGGTTTAGTAGCTAAACCAGAAGATTTTGTAGGATTAACATTTAACAAAACTTGACCCTCAACTGCATCATTTGTAGAATATAACCCCTTACTCAAATCTTTTATTTTATTTCTTAAATTATTAGCAGTATTTACTGTCATGCTAATTTCATATTGACACTTTTCAAAATTAAATTTAACTACAGGTTTATTCACCAAATTTAAATCATCCACCGGAGACATCGGCACAAAATTATAATTTGTTATGATAGAAGATTCTTTGGAAATAAAATTATTAGATGTAGTTGTGTCTATATCTGGGGCACGAGGAACCCGTGGAGTAGTAAGCTCCAAGCCATCATCTATTATTAAAGTTTCTATTTGAAATTTAGAAGCATTTTTATAGTAGTAAGATAAAGACAACAATTTCCAAGACTTATCATAAGCATTTCTTCCAGTGCTTAAAATAACCGGAAATCTATCTGAAGAAATTGTATTTTGTAGTAAATGATTTAAATCCTGTAAAGCATTATGATGAGCTGCTGAAGTATTAAAAATTTTATTAGTTTCATGACCGGCATCCCATCTTGTTAGATCTATATTACTAAATGGTACATCTGGAACATTAATAGCACCTTCTTCAGTATAGCCAATTTTAATGGTTTCAGAAGAACCTGGAATTTGACCTACAGCTTTAATTAATTGAGCTATAGCAACAGTGCCCTTCATGCCCCTTTCGGAATCTTTTTTATAGAATTGGGTAGAAGTAGTCCACTCTACATTACGTTCTAGAAAAACCTGATGCTTTTCATCTTTAAAATATAAAGTTTTATATCGCATTACAGCATCTGAGCTCGTAGAATCTTGTGTATCATATACGACACAATCAAAACTCATTTCCCATAGTCTAGGGTCTAGATTTACATTTCTAGATACATCTTCCATGTAAGGGGATATTTTTATAGAAATTCGATTACGACCATCACTCCTCAAAACCATAGGTGCAGCCATATATCTGTCATAATCATTTATCCCTCTATACAACGATTCGTGTTGGCTTTCCAATACAATATATCCAGTTACAGACCAACTCAGTAAAGATTCTTCTATAACTAATTGTTGTATTACAGATGCTGGAATGGGATATGGATCATATCCAGACATACTGCTCCAAAACCAAACCTCCATCCAATAAACTGAATCGCCAATTTGATATAAAAAACGATCTTTAGGCTGGCTTCTTTTAAGAGAAAGAGCGGCTGTTTTATCAAAAATTGTTGGCTGTTTACCAGCTCCGGAAGACCCAATTCCTAATATGTCTGTAATACCTGGCATAATTAAATACTTTCATTTACACTATTCATCAGCTCTACTATAAGCTGATCATATACAAAAGTTACAGTACCACTTATTTCTCCATTTTCTTGATGAGAATAATTTAATTCACTTAAAGAAGTAATGATGGCATTTTTGTATTTGAAAGAAACAATTTTATTGTTATATTCATCTAAAGTATATAACACAAAGGTGGCTTGATAATCTGATAGTGGTGTAGGAGAAGTAGAAATATCATGCCACACTCCAAACCCTTCTGGAGGATTAGACACTTCAGAAGTTGATGTACTTTGATCATTAAAAAGATTTAACCAACGCCACAAAATCCAATAATTTTGATATCCATTATCTACCAAATATTTTAAAGACAAAGCTGGAGCAGCGGGTCTAACATGACTAGAAATATAAGCATTTTGACCACCATAAGGAACTTTAATTTCTGGTATATCTATTCTAGGAACCGGACTGCCAAAAACTGTAAACTGAATAGAATCAGCTTTGAATTTTTCTTTCAAAATGTTATCTGTAGATTTTTTTAAAGCATTGGGTAGATCTAAAATTAAATTAAATTTATCTAACCTAGAACGGTTAAGTACGGATTGATTCATATTAAAAAATTATTACTGGACGATATTCGTTTATAGCTTGATCATCTTCTGGCTCTTTTGGTGCTTGAACCGAGCTATAACAATCTTGGTGTAACCATCTAAACAATTCAAATGCTTCTCTGTCCATAGCTGAGGTTGCTGCATTTTTTTCATTAATAACAGATGGTAAAACGTTTATTTGTTTTTTAAGAGAAGGTGTAGAAACTCCGGTCAATAAAGGGCTTTGTTTAATTAATTCTGTATTGTCATGTATAGAAGTTATTTTTAATGGACGTCCTTGATTGTCATATTCTCCAACAGAAAAACACGATGTTACTAATGTAGGCATTAAGATGAATAAAGCCCACACAGAAGCTAACACCCTGTCATCCAAATTATCACTTGTTCTTTTAGTGTAAGTGTAATTGGGCATTCTAACAAAATTATATAATTCTATTAAAGTTTCTAAGTCTTGAAATCTAACTACCTTTAAACTATTACTCCAGTATCTAAAATTAGTAATACCATTATATCGAGTATTGGTGTGGTTAAAAATACCTTTACGGTTTTCTGTTTTATAACCCTTAGCATTTCCGTCTGGTTGATACGTAACTATATTTTCATAGTTGTATGTACGATATAAAACATCTAATACTTGCTGCCCGTTATTATTTGTTTCAATTAAGACTGGTGGTCTACCCCAGTCTATCAATAGATTTAATAGACGTGAACCAAAGTGATATGGACTAATGCTATTAGAAGCGTAAATCGCCACTTGTCGTATCTCTTGCAAGTCTGTTACATCAAAAACCTGAGCCACTGTATTAGACCTGCTTATACCTTCACCCACATCAACTCCCATGATGTACAGGTGTCCTGGTTGTGGAAGTTGAAATATTTTATAAGAACCATCATCCTTCACCAAAACTGGTTCTGAACATTGAGACTTTAATTCCTCTAAATAAGCCGTGTCTATAATTGTTCTTCCTGGAGCCAAAAAGACATTACCAAATTCTTGATCAAAATCTTCTTCACCTTTACCCTCTTCTTTTAACAATTCTATTGCTTGATTTTTCCAAGCTTCATCTCGCCCAGGAACATCCCACCAATCAATTCTTTCAAGATTCCAAATGCTATTTTCTTTCAGAGCATCTTGGTACAATTGATAAAATTTATTATCAGTTCCGTTGGGTGTACTGATAACAACAATCTGAGATTTCTTAGATTGAATAACAATAGGAATAGCAGACTTCCAAAGTTCTTTCATGATCTCCGGTGGACAGAAAGCCATTTCATCAATAATCAAAAGGTTACTAGTACCACCACGCGGACCCGCAGCAGATGTAGTACTGATTCGTATAGCAGAATCGTTTCTTAAAATAAAACCATCTTTACGCCACGACTTAATAGCTGGTTTAAGATAAATTGGCATTTGTTCGTAAGCCATTTTAATACGAGCAAAAATTTCTTTAGCTGTAGATTCTTTGTTAGCTACAATAGTAACATTTTTGTCATCATTAAAACAACATAACCACAAGGCATAAATTGCTATACAGGTAGTTTTTCCAGACTGACGT